AGCAGATGATTTAGCTGCTGGTTCAGATGCAGCAGGAATGTTCACTTTCGTAGAACAGGGAACTGTTAATGCGGATAACGGCTTTGTCTGTACTAGCAACAAAGGTTCAGCAGTTACAGGTACAAATAATTTAACCTTTGCACAGTTCTCTGGTGCTGGTCAGATAACTCCTGGAGATGGCTTAGATAAATCTGGTAATACACTTTCTGTTGATTTAAAAGCTAATGGTGGACTTGTTATTGAATCTACTGAAATTGCTGTTGATCTTGCTGCTAGTTCTATAACAGGAACTTTAGCTGTTTCTGACGGTGGAACGGGTGCTACTTCAGCTAGTAATGCAAGATCAAACTTAGGGTTAGTCATTGGAACGGATGTCGAGCCACATAGCGATAAATTAACAGAGCTTGCGACTATGGCTCAAAATACTGCTGATGCTTTGGCAGATTTAACAAATACTGAAGTGGCAATCCTTGATGGAGCGACAGTAAGTACGGCTGAGTTGAATATTTTGGATGGTGATACTTCAGCTACTTCAACAACACTTGCTACTGCTGATCGCATGGTAATAAATGACGCAGGAACGATGGTTCAAGTAGCGTTATCTGATTTGGTTACATTTTTAGAAGATGGTTCTACTTCTGGGTTCGACATAGACGGAGGTACTTACTAAAATCAAACCATAAGGAGGTAAGTAAATGTCTAACACAATTAAACTTAAAAGAGGAAGTGGTAGCGATCCAAGTGCTAGTGATTTAGTTGTTGGTGAATTAGCGATACGGACTGATTCTGGTAAAATTTTCACTAAGAAAGATAACGGAACTGTAGCTGAAATATCAGGTGGTGGAGGTATTAGTGATGGAGATAAAGGAGATATTACTGTCAGCAACGGTGGTGACACATTCAGTATTGATAATAATGTAATTACAAATGCAATGGTACAAGGTGCTGCTGCAATAGCTGGAACAAAGATTTCCCCTGATTTTGGAAATCAGACAGTATTAGCTGGTCTTGTAAACGCTCCCGTATTAAAAACTCAAGGTGCTTCTGGTTCTGGTGATGGAATAATACTTTTAAATTCTGGGGGTGGACAAAATAATGATTTTTCAAGAATTAGACAAGCTATAGCTGACGATTCTTTTATAATTGAAAATAAATCTAGTGGTGCTTACGAATCCTTTTTTAAAGGTAATTCAGATAGAGGAGCAGAACTACATTTCCAGGGAAGTAAAAAATTAGAAACCCTTACTGGGGGTGTATCAATAACAGGAAGTTTAACTACGAGTGGAACTTTTGCATCTGGTAATCAAACAATAACGGCAACCGCACCAAGTATTCAGTTTACTGATTCAAATAATAGTCCTAATTATCAAATAAAAGTTGATCTTGGAGCTTTTGCTATAAAAGATGCGTCTGCTGGAGCAAATAGGTTTACTATTGATGCTTCAAAAATTGTATCAGTATTAAATCACGATTTTAGCTCTGGTATTGACGTAACAGGGAATATCACAGTATCGGGAACTGTAGATGGTAGAGACTTGGCAACTGATGGAGCAAAACTAGATGGCGGTGTAATGCTTGTTGATGAAGACAAAGGTGATATTACTGTTAGCAATAGTGGTCAAACTTTTACCATAGATAATGGAGTTGTAACAGGAAATAAAATAGCAGCCGATACAATAACAGCATCTAATCTTAATACTGGATCTGGTGCGGAAGCAGTAACAACCTCTACTATTCGTGATGGGGCTGTTACAACACAAAAAATAGCAAATGGAACTATTGTTAATGAAGATGTAAGTGCAAGTGCAAGCATAAGTGGATTAAAAGTTGCTCCTAGTTTTGGAAATCAAGATGTAATAACAACTGGAACTTTGAGTTCTGGTGCTTTATCAGTTAACACTGGGACAGGTAATACTTGTGCAACATTTACAAGTACTGATGCTGGTGCTGTAATTAACATCACTGATAATAGTGCAAGATCATCTATTGAACAAAACGGAACTGATCTAAAAATTATTTCAGATACAGATGGAGGGGATGCTAATAGCACAATAAAGTTTCAAGTTGATGCGTCAACCAAGATGACGTTGGACTCATCTGGAAGGCTTGGTATAGGTACTGCCTCACCTTCTGTATTACTTGATTTAGAAAGTACTTCACCAACAATTAAGTTTACGGATAGTGATGCTTCGGGAACACCCGAATGTGAAATAAGTGGTGCAGGTGGAGATTTAGTTTTAAGTGCTGATAAAGATGACGAAAAAGCAAGTACACAAATACTGTTGAAAACAGATGGTGCTACAAGACTCACAATAGCTGAAAGTGCAGTAGATATTTCGTCAGGTGATCTTCAAATTGGCGGAACGACTGTACTAAATAGCAGTAGAGCTTTATATAATTTAGATTCTATAAAATTAGCTGATAACAAGGTTGCTAAATTCGGATCAAGTGATGATTTAAAAATTTATCACGATGGTTCGAACTCATACATTCAAGATGATGGAACTGGCGAATTAAGACTTAGAGGTACAACAATAAGACTTACAGATAATGATGGATCAGAAAGCTTTGCTATCTTTAATGATAACGGATCAGTACAACTTTATCATAACAACAATTTAAAGTTTCAAACTAATTCAAATGGTTGTCGATTTGTTGGAACGTTAGCTGGTATTGATGATGAAAAAGTCGCACTAGGAACTGGTAATGATCTACAACTTTATCACGATGGAAGCAATAGCTATATTACAAATGCTGTTGGCGATTTAATCTTTCAGCATGGGTCTGAAAACTTGATGCAGTTAAAAGATGATGGAGCAGTAGAGTTATATTACGATAACAGCAATAAATTACAAACTACAAGTAGCGGTGTAAATGTCACAGGAGATATAACGCTAACCGCAACCCAACCAGCTATAAGTTTCATAGATGATGGTCAAAATCCAGACTACAAACTTTATAACAATAATGGAACTCTAAGACTTTACGATATTACGAATACCTCAGATAGACTTGTTGTTAACTCAGATGGACACGTTGATGTTACTGGTCATCTTGACGTTGGTGCTGGTCTTGATGTAACAGGAGTTGGTACTTTTGACGGTGGAACATCTAATGCAACTAATGATGCTACTTTGTATGTTACAGCAACTAATAATAATGATTGGGGATTAAAAATAAATAAATACAATGGCTCTGCAACAGAATATGGAGCCAGAATTCAGGTTGCTTCTGGTTCTACTTATGCTTTACAAGTTACTGGTAATGGTAGTGAAGTATTCCGTATTCAAGGAAATGGTAATGTTGTTTTATCAGGAACAGTAGATGGCAGAGACGTAGCTGCGGATGGTTCTAAATTAGATGGAATTGAATCAGGAGCTACCGCAGATCAAACAGCTTCAGAGATTAAAACATTATTGCAATCCAATAAGTTAACATCATCTGAAATAACATCAGGAACTATTGGAACTGGATTATTAGCTGATGATGCTGTAACTTTTGCAAAAATTGAAAATATTGCTCAAAATACATTTTTAGCAAGATTATCCTCTGGTTCTGGAAGTGTTGAAGAGTTAAGTGCTTCACAAGTTAGAGGAATATTAAATGTTGCAAATGGAGCAACTAATGTTACAAACAATAACCAGTTAACAAATGGTGCTGGATATACAACTTTTGACGGAAACTACAATTCGCTTTCAAATAGACCTACAATTCCAACTAATAATAATCAACTAACTAATGGTGCTGGCTATATAACTGCTTCACAAGTTTCATCTGCTCCAGCAGCAGCAAAAAAATGGGTTGTTTTTTCTAGTGGTACTATTCAAGATGATGAGGGAATAAGCAGTATTACATACCATTCAACAGGTCAATATACTATTAACTTTGATGGAAACATGGCAAATACAAACTACTCTGTACAGGGGTTTGCTTTTAGAAATGGAGCAGGAAGAATTTTAGTGCATGTTGATACTTATAGCACTTATACAACTTCTGCACTTAGAATTATGGTTTCTGGTGGTAATAACACTGGTAGTGTGGGTTTAGTTACTGTTAATCCAAATAAAGTCAATATTGCGATCTGGGGCGATACATAAAAGTATGTATATAATAAAAGAAAAATCTTTATGAAAGAAATCACTGAAAAACAAGTCCTTGAATGGCAAGAAGAATTAAAATTGCACAAAGAAAGACTTGCTCAAGCACAAGCAGTAATTGAACAGGAAACTAAACTTATCGCAATGATTGAGGGCGGTATTCAGTTTGGCGATTCTCTATTGAAAAAGAACGAGTCATCAACCCAGCAATCAGATACAGTGGAGCTAGGCCAACAATCAGAAACAGCACCATCAAAGAAATAGGTGCTAATGCCTTAATAAACGCTTCTTTCCACATAAAATGTTCCAAAAAATTGCAAACGTATTGAGTATTATCTCATTCCTAATGGTAGCTTCCATGAGTGGTGGAGCGTACTTTGGTTACAAGTATGTAACTTCAGAACAGTTTAAATCAAGAGTTATGAATGAAATTCTTGATAACGTGTCTGGAATGATGCCTAAAGTATTAGATCAAGGATTACCTAAAGTCACTGGTCCATCGATGCCAATTATTAAATGAATTGTTGGCACTGTAAAACTGAACTGATTTGGGGTGGAGATCACGATATGGATGGCGAAGATTATCCAGTAATGTCTGGAGAATACAGTATGGTAACTAATCTTTCCTGTCCTAAATGTCATTCTTTTGTAGAAGTTTACCTTCCTAGAGATGCCTACGATTGAAATACCTGATATTAATATTCCTGAAATATACGTTCCAAATGTTCCAGAACCTTACAATCCTCATTATTTAGAGATAGCAAAGCCACCAGATATAGATGTTCCTGGTTGTACCTATCAGCATCGTGATATAAAAAATACTGGTAATCGTAATTTATTATTGGAAGATCCAAATGGTGTATTTACAACGTGCGATCCTTCGTTTCCTAGCTTTGTACCTCTTGACTATACACCTGAGAATCTTGTCATTACAGAAGAACCGCTTGTCAATAATGAACCACCGCCCTTACCAGAAACAAAGCAGCCAGATATTCCTCCATTACCTGATCCTCCCCCACCAGATTTTCCTCCCTGCCCTGGAAAAAATGACCAAAGAGTAGGAGACTTTCGTAACGATAAAAAGTTAGAACGTGTTATTGGGCATGAAAGAGGGCAAGATGGGAGTGAATGTATAACTCTCTATGAAGCAGTTGAGTGGAAAGAACAGTACATTCCGTCTGCTCCACAGTTTGTTGGGGTTTTTAGCCTTGCTTTGGTTGGTGCTTCTGCTCCATTGGTACTTCAGCTTGTACGGCCAATAGTTAAACAGGTCGTAACAAAGTTGACCAAGAAGAAAAAAGATGTAAAATAATAATCCGTAGATGAGTTTAATACCCGTGACTTATCTACTGGGCTATTTTGTGAGTATGTGGGATAACTTGGCTTGGGGGAATATTAACAACAATATCTTCACAAGTAATAGCACTAGGAGTATTAGGCTTGAAAGTCACTCCATCTTTTGCCATCTTTGCACACATTTCCAAACGATAAAGACTGATTTCCATTTTAGTTTTCTTTATCAGCAGCCTCTGAGCTTCAATATTCACTTGGGTCGCTTCATGGCAAAGGGCTGGTGATTTACCTAGCGGAATATTAAATTGTGCAGATATTCCGTAATTTAGATTGAAATTATCCTTTTCAAATCTAGGTATTTCTGAGTAATATTTTATGTCTCCAGTATCTTCGTCATAGATTGGTGTTCTTGTAATAGTTTCTCTAGGTAATCCAAAAGACCAGCTATCTGTTACATAAGGTGTAATTGTAAGGCTAGGTGAAGCACAAACTATGCCCTGACTCATTTTGTAAGACGGCATAGCTGATGGAGTTATCATCGTTGCATTATTATTTACAACACCTTGAGCATTTGATGATGGAGAAGCAACTGTTGTGTTAGCCAAAACCCTTGCAGGGCAAAGGATTATAGCTATTGCCCAAATGTAGTTGTAGTTTCTGTTGTTGTGCTTGTGTTTATTTGACGAGTTATAGTTGTTACCGTATCCAGCCCTGGAGTAATGAGCGTTTCTTGTAGGGAGAAAGCTGCTCCATCTGTATTTATTGACCAACGAGGTATAGCTTCTAAATTTGGTGAAGTCCAACTAAAATTCACTCCCCCGACTGTTTGTTCATTCGTAGTCGTAGGAGTAGGGTTGATATATCCCGTTTCAGATTTGATATTATGTCCTGATGCTGAGTAGGAGTAGCCTGTCCGATATTGATGGCTCGTAATGGTTTCATTAATTATTGATTCAGATGTGCTAGATGTTGTAGAGCTTCCCGTGCGAAATTGCGGAACTACAGGAACAGCAAAGGTTCTTACTGGTAATACTAATAAAACTAGCAGCCAAAGTCTAGTCAATCGTAATAGTAACTTTAGTAGATCCTATGCAAGATGTACCCGACCCACCTGCGGTACAAGTATGGACTCCAGAACTCAATGACGTTAAAGCGAGAGATCCAGCAGTACCGCCTGATCCAATAGTAGTTTGTCCACCTAATACTGGTAATGCTGCAATACCCGAACTAGGAGTTACAGCAGATGGTGTAGCATCTCCCATAATTACGGATTCTGTTTTGCTGAAGGCCGAACCCGATGTCGTCACCGTAGTGTCAGTTTGTATCATAGCTGGCACTCCGTTACTGAGGCTGCCAACATTGATCCCCCCAATCTTTCCTGATGTTGTTGTATCTCCTACAGTTACAGATGGGGTAATATTATTTCCGCTAAGACTATATGTAGTTCCTACTTTATTCGTAACAACGTATGGCATATCTACCGTAATCTGGGCAGATGTCACAAATTCTTGTTTTATATCAGCAAAAGCAGCCGATGGTAAGAATAGAAGTAAAGCAAACAGTTTTTTCATTTGATTCCTACTTTGTTTTTACTATTATCTATTATTTTAGGACCATTGTTGTTACTTGTGCCACTTTTCTTGTTTCCCACGGAAATGCCGTACGAACCCAAAACTCCCGAAACGAGTCCAGCCGTAAACGCTCCATCAATCCTTACCTTACCCATGTACCCCAAAGTCATCATTGATAAACTCCAAGTCAAAATCAGAAATCGGATAGCGTGACCAAAGATTTCACC